TCCTCGGCTAGCGCCAATGAACCTCTGATTCATACCGCCGTTTCCGGTGTCGGGACGTACGGAAACCCGCCGAAATGACTGGCGTTGTTGAACACGGTGTTGCAAGTCGCGAGAGTGCGATCGCAACCGGGAAGCAACTGGAATTGATCACCCACTATAACCGGCGACAGAAATGCGAGTTTGAGGTAAACCCAGCCGTCCCCCATATTGGCAATGGCGCGGCTCGCCCCGGCATTTCCACCGGTCAGACCGGCTATCGTCCCTTGAACATATAGATTTGCAGGCATCGGCGTTAGGGAAGTCGCTATTTGCACCTGGGTCGAGCCGGGCCCGGCCGAGAATGTGGCCTGAAAAGCCGATCGGTCGAACTGGCACATCGCGTCGCCAAAGGTGTGAGTACAAGATGCTTGCCAAAGCCGGCGAGGCATCTGGATATTCAAAAGCTCGAGATGCGAGCGGCATTTGAGGTCAATACCGGTACGGCTGCAGTCGATATCCGAAATGCGACCGGCGAAGAGCACGACGGTTCCCGGGCTGGTGTCCCCGTAAGTCGCCATAAACGTCCGTTCGAGCTGCAGCAAGGCACCGTCGAGCTGTCCCTGCCATGCAGCTTGCAGAAACGAAACATCGCCGATCAGATCCGTCGGTTCCGGATGGATCTTGACTTCGAGTTCGTCAACCTGGGTGCCGATAACAACCTTTGTTTTGGAGCGCTCGAATTTAGGACCCAGCACGAAGACGTAGCCATTGGCAGAAAGCGCAGTCGGCGCTGCCGAATACCGCAGCACCAACCCGCTTACGAGAGTGATCGTGTAGAGGTCGGCCATAATGAAATGATCGCTGCTCGCGAGGAGGGCGATCAAGGCAGAGCTCGCCGGTTTCATCAGCGCACCGAAATAAACGTCAACTTTTTCAACTACCACAAGTGGTCCATGAAGTTTTCGAAATCGTATTTATCGTCGATAAACCGGCAACGGAAGTAATACGTAAAATCCGCGGCAATGATCAGCCCGTTGCTGGGTGCAGTGACGAATCTCACCAGCCCGGTCGCTGGATCGACGCTGTAGGTCGCTGGGGCCTGCGTAATCCCATTTAAATAGATCGCACTCACGACGTTCGGCGCCGTGATTGGCTCCAAGAAGCCGCCGCCCGGCAGCATCGCACCCATTGCTCGTTGGAGCTGGAAGACCGTCGTACTAGCGTCACCGGTGCCGATTTGCTGCCCAGCGACTTGAAAGTCGCTGGGATCGTGAAACAGGAATGTACCAAAAACTCCCTGGCAGAGCATGAAGAACCCAAGGAGAGTCCTCAGCTCGTCGTAGCCAGCTTGAGGGTTGTCGCGCAGAAAGTCGTAGACCAGAGCAAATCGCCAAAGCGGATAAGGATAGTCGAGCGCCCGCAATTCGTGCCCGGATACCGCACGCTGGATGCGGGTCTGAAACGTTGGCGTTTTCGTCACGTTCCAGGCAAGCCCCGGCAACGCCGGAAAAATCAAAGCCATCACGCGGTCCGCAGTGTCGATCCGTTGCGCATCGCCTTGTTGAGGGCGTTGACGAGAACGCTACCATTGCTGTGGAAAAACCGTTTCACGTCTTGACTGTCAATCGCCGAAACATTGATCACGACCGGGCTTGCACCCGTCCCAGCTCCGCCGGCGGAGACCATATTCTGGAGACCTTGGCTGATATTCGCGGGCAAGATCATTTCGTTCTGGTGCACCATGGCGAGCTGATCCGATGGGACAACCCAGCCACCCGCGGCAGAAGCGATTCCGCTGGCGGCTGCCATTACGGTGGCTTCACCAGCCGCGGCCGGCCCGGCCGCCGCCGGCCCCATCAGCGGCGAGAGGAACGCGAAAATCCCAGAGAACGCCTGCGCCGAATCGGTCATGATGCTTTTGACCGCATTCGCGGCCTTGATCGCCAGCCCCGCCGCCATTCCTTCGCTGTCGGCCGCGGTGCGCGCTGCAGCACCGGCCTCGGTCGCTGTCGTCATACTAAGCTCGCTGGCAATCCAGTTGGTCACCATCTTCACGCCCAGATTGACAAATTCGGCCAGTATCGATTGCGCGATATTCGCCACCGCCTTTTGCAGCGTTGTCGTTCCCAATATCATACCCGTAATCGAGGTATCAAAGGCTCGCTGGATGGGCTGCATCAGGCTCTGCCAAGTTCTTTGGCTGGTCTGCAGCGCCTGAAGATCGAGCTTCTCCTTGTCGCTTTGGAATTTCTGATAGGCCTGTAGTTCTTCGTCCCAGAGCTTTTCGTCGCTGCTGGCGTCTTGCTGGCTGCCGAGCAGGGAGCCCGTCTGGACGGAACCGGAGGCGCCAGCGTCTCCGGACCCGCTGCTGGGCATCATGCCCGCGCCGATCGACCCCGCAAGGTCTACGGTTCTGGACTGCATTGCGCCGATGCCGGTGCCGATCTGACCGGTAGCGGCGGTGAGCTGCGACTGCGCCTGCTGAGCAATGTCACCGAGCCCGGCAAGTTGAGTGCGCATCGCCTCGGTCGCGGTTTGGACCGAATTTGCTGCGGCCTCCATTCCGGACCGGAGACCGTCGATTTGGGCACTGATGACGACGCTGGTTTCAATATCGGCCATGATAGCCTCACGATGACGATCCGCTCAGGCCGCCGCTTGCGGGTTCCGATCCTTGCAGATCCGTTAATCGAGAATTACTGCTCGGCGGCTTAGTTCGGCGAAATCGAGGACCACGGGCGATAAGCCTGCGTGAACATCTCCGGCGCCGAACCCAGGCCCGAGCTGGGCGAGCATCGAGCCGACATCCGAACTCGGCCGTTGCGGGGCTGGGGCTGAAACCAACGGCGGCCGCTGGTGCTTGTCTCTGCCCACACCAAGATAGGCTGCTATCAACAGATGCAGCGGCGGGTACTGCGCCCAGTACGACGTCAACTCCTCAACTTGGAAGAGCGTCATCTCGTCAATTATCGTGTAGCTATATCCACAGGCGGTGGCGAGCAGCCCATAGATTTCTGGCCAGCGGTCAGAGTCCCGGGAATTTTCTCGGAAAATGAGCCGGAGCTCGCTCTGTCTGCCCCCGAGGTCGTCTCGGGGGCAGGCGCTTCCCCCATAGCGGCTGCTCCGCCCGGCTTCAGGCCCGAGCCGGTGAGGACGGCATTCAGGACAACACTGGCATTTCCGAGATCGAGCAAGTTCTCGACCTTCTCCGGCGTCGTCTCGGGATAGTTTCGCTGCAACGCCGCAGCGACTATGTCGATCAGCACGGCGATCTGTGCCTCTCCCATTGACGCACCGATTTCGGTCAGCTGTCGGACTTTTGGCATCAGCCGGCGGAGCTGACCGAGCGTGAGTGGCGGCACGATCCAGTCCTCACCGCCCATTGCCACCACTACCCCAGGGATCATCATTCCACCGTACTCAAGTAACCGATCGTTCCCGAAGCGTCAGCAAAAGCGGTGAAGTCGAGCTCGTTGATCGTCCAGGTATCGAGCTTTGTCGGTAGAGACAGCTTGTTGGCCGTGCAGGCGTTGAGACGAAGAGCGGTGCCGCTACCGTTGTAGGCTGTATAGAAAGTAGCCTTGAAGGTGGGAGTAATGCCCATAGGCTGGTTGGTCAGCGTCAGTCTGTTGCCGCTTGTCGCGATATTGTATGTGTACGAGACCAAGACCGCGGCACTGGCGTCGGCAGAGGAGAACGTATACACGCCGGTGCCGAAATTCACCGAGTACTGGCCGGCGGCCGAGGGTGTAGTCACCCGATTGAAACGCTTGCCGCTGATGGCATAGCTGACGCCGAGATCGTCATTGTAGCTCGCGGCATTCGCGGGTGTCACAGTGTAAGGCGTCGTAGCCGGAACCGCTGCGGCCTCTAGCTGCGAGACCGCGAACTGCCCGGTAGCCGGCGTCACCCCAAAGAAAATGTCTGAATACAGCAGACCCAGGATCTGGGCGAATTTAGCTTTGCCGGTTATTTTACCTTGCCCGCGCGCTATTGCCACGGGGAACTGCAGCTGGCCATAAAGCTCTTTATCACTCCAATCGAAATCGATCTGAATGTCCTGCAGCACACCGAATTGCCGCGGCCCGATGCCCGAACCGGTCACATCAGTGCGTTCGCCCCACGCCGCGCCGGAGCCGAAGCTCAATTGCATCTCACATACTCCCCTTCAACAGCCGCTTTAGCTTCTCCTTGGCGGCATGGGCGATATTCCAAGCCTGCGTATCGCGGGCGACTGCCGACCCCGGGAAATGGTCGGCCCACCAGCGTTCGATCAGATGCTCGATCGAACCGGGGTTGGCGGTTTGGTTCGTGCTGTGATCTTCTTCGGCCATCGGCCACTCCTTTGAGTGAAGGCGCATTGAGGCGTCGGGGGGAGAACGCAGAAGGCGCGCTAGACCCTCGTCAGCTCAGATTACCTTCGGATCGTCAAATGCACAGGATTTCGACGGGTACGATCGCAATGGCCTGATCGCCCAGGACTCCTTCGTCCGTCTGAATCTTGCCTGATATATAGGCGTGCTGAACCATTTGAGGCAGCCCCAGATTCTGGATCCCGCTTGTCGGTGACGGTGCGAGCGCGGCCTCGAAAGCATCAAGCAGCGGATTCAAGATCGTTACGGGCGCTAGATAGGGATCGCTAGAATGCGCGTATATAAAAAAATTCCGCGCATAGAGTCCACACGATCGGCGCGCCGAGCTTCTTTATCGCAGCTTGGCCGCCTTTCTCGCTCATGAACAAGGCCGGCTGCTCGGCCGGAGCGACGTCGGTCCAATGCCGCAGACGCCGATTCGCACTGGCGAAACGTGCTGCGTTCGCGCCGAGCGCCCACAGTGCGGTAAAGATCTGCTCGCGAACTATCATCGGTCGGCTTAGCTTTATAAACGAGCGAACGTCATCACGTCAGTGCCTCGCGCAACGCCGTCTCCACCTCATCGCGGATGGCGGGATCCATATCTTCCAGGGCGGAGCGCAGAAACGAGCGCTGCGGAAGCTCCATTCTCCGGCGGTAAGCTCTGACATTGATAGTCTCCTCGGCTATCGGGCGTCCGAAAGCTTCCGTTATACGGCGCAGATACGCTCTGACGTTCACCGTACCGGCGAGACCATATTCGTGAACGTGAGCATATTCGTTGTCGCTGAAGACCGTTGCTGAGATCGCCCCGCTGCCCTCGTCGATTTGCAAATCGATACTCGACCTAAGCGAACCGGAGCGGGCGGCGAGTATTTGACCGGAGAGCTCATCCTCCTGGATCCTGCGTTGAAGCTCGATACCCAAGCGGGTGATCGCGCGCGCGATCCCCGACGCAATCGCATCCGGAGCGTCGCGCAGCCACGCCAGCACCACGTTATCCCCGACTAGGCGGGCAGTAATCATAGGACACCAGATATTATTGCCCCGTCATCGTCGGGATCGGTTGGACCGCGGTGATCGGCGACACCAGACGATACCGTTGCAGTAGCGTTTTGATCGCATCGCTCATGTCTTTTTGCGCGTAAGCAACGGTCTCTGCGCCGCCTAAAGATCGCGACAATTCACCAATCCGAGTACGCTCGCGATAACGAAGCGCGACAAACTCGATGCACGCCTGCGCGACCTCGGGCGGCGTAGTCA